TTCATTGCTACTAAAATCAAAATTATTCTTAATAAATTCATTCAAAGATGGATACTTCATTTTAAGAATTAAATTGGCATCCAATTTAATTTCTTGTGTGTGATTTGGATCTTTTTGAACTTCAATTTCATCAATATAAACTTTAACTGGAACTTCTGTTTCTCCGTCATCACTACAAGTCACAATTAATTCAATTGATTCTCCAACTGACTTTGCACGAACATTCAAAAAGATATATTCAATATCAAAAGTAGGAAGTTCTTCTACTTTAATTCCTCTTGTGAGAATACAATCCTTTAAAATATTTTTGATTGCACTAGTGATTTGTTTAACGTCTTCACTTTCCAGTGCAAGAATTAAAATCTTTTCTTCTTTGACTAAAAATGGACGATATTTGATTGTTTTTCCAGTTGATGGCAATTCCAACTCATATGTTGGTGTAGCAATTTTTGGTAAAGGCATAATGACCTATAGAAATTCAGTTATAATTATTTATTACCCATTACCAATCCATAAAGATGGAATTCCTGGACCAAGAGGAAGCCTATTTCCATCCACATCATTTATCATTGGTGTATAATCTTTTTTTGGTAGGGGTTTATCTGGATTTGCTGGATCTTTTGGTCTTGGTGTATTTGGACTTGGTTCAACTCCAGTATTTTTTATTGTAGTATATCTAGTATAACTAAAATTAATTGTAGTTTTAGTTATTGTGCTTCCCTCATAAGACAATGGAAGAGCAGTAATATTAGTTGGAAACGCATCAATAAATTGATAAGTTAAAAGATTTTGATTTTTTGTGGGACTATTTGGATCATTTGGATTTACCAAAAAGTCTCTTTCAAATTTAGTGATTGAAATTATTCTTTTATATTGATCTGGATATCTAAATCTAAAATAATTATTAGCATCTTCAAATCCACCTTGACCACTTGGACTTGCAGGTTGTTGTTCAGAACTTCCATTAGTAGAAGATCTATAAATTGGATTGATAAAATTCATCCATTCTTCAAATAAACGAATGATATTATATTCATTATCCACATAAAAAGTTAGATTAAAATCAGAATATACTCTACGATTTGGAAATCTTTCAATTATACCCTGACGACTTCCACTTTCTTCCCCAACATCAAAGGTTGCTCCAGGAAGAACTGCTTCCGCACACATAAAATCATAAGTAAATGTTTTTGATTGATCATTAGTTATTCCACAATCACTTAAATATTTTATCAATTTATTATCTTGCTCACCAGTCGCACCTCCCAAAAACATACTGACTTTAAATTGACTCGTAAGAGACAAATTGCCAAACATTTGTTGAACTGAAGGCAAAGTTGATCCCCCAATATCTCTTGGGGTAGTCATCTTTACATAAAGAGGATCCACTCTATATGTATTTGCTCTGGACATCTAAATATGCGTATAAGATTCTATACTATGTATGCCGCATCCAGACGATTCCAAATATCGGCAAGGAAGATTTAGACCTCAAAATCCAAAAAAGTATGGTGGAGATCCAACTAATATAGTTTATAGGTCTTCTTATGAACTAAAATTTATGCAATATTGTGATCTAACTGAAAGTGTTAATACTTGGAAAAGTGAAGAATTTTGGATTCCATATCGCTCACCAATAGATAATAAAGTTCATAGATACTTTCCTGACTTTTTTGTTAAGTATAAAGATAAAGATGGGAATACCAGAACACTTGTCGTTGAAATCAAACCAGCAAAAGAATTAAAAATGCCAGACACAAATCCCAAAAGAAGAACAAAATCTTGGGCATATTCTGTGAAAATGTGGGCAATCAATCAAGCAAAATGGAGTGCTGCAAAAGAATGGTGTGCTGATCATAATTATGAATTTCGCATCTTTACAGAAAAAGAATTAGGAATACAAACAAGATGATTGCCGAAAAAATAATCAAAGAAGCAGGAAAAAAATATAGAAGCACTGATTGGTGGACGAATTCTTTAATGAATGAACTTATGAATGTTCAAGATCCAGACATAAGTGAAGAAGATACTGGATTTATTAGACCTGGTAATTTAGTTTTCTTTTTATATAATGCAAAATATCCACAAAAATATAAATTCTGGGATAGACAACCACTATCTTATATTATAGAAATCAACAAAAGAGAGGGTTGGTTCTTTGGTTCAAATCTTCATTATCTTAATCCCCAGTATCGTGGAGGAGTTGCAAATTCTTACATAAATAAATTTGGATTCGTAAATGCTCCAAAGAAAACCTTACATAAATATCTTTTCTCTGGTGTGATGTCTGATTTATTTGTAGTTCCAGAAAAGGAATGGAGAGAAGTTTCTTTACTTCCTACTGAAAAATTTGTAGATGGAAGAGGACAACCAGTATTTAAATCAAAAGTTTGGGATTATTCAGACAACTTATCTTCACCATAAATGGCGTATCAAATATTAAAAGATAATTACTATACATCACAAGTTGGTTTTGGTAGTCTATATGGATTGAGATACGATCCAACTAATGGTGATTATGTATTAAGCCAAAAGAGTGCAGCAGGTTATACAGTAGGAGTCGGATTAGCAGTATTTTACAAAAATGGAAGTTGGACAAGTGATGCGATACAAGATCCAAAATTATTTACAAATAATGACCCATCTAAACCAACTGCACTTGCAAATCAATTAAGTGAAGATATGCGTAGGAAAGTAAATGCCGCATATTTGACTGGTGGAGGACAAAATAAAGGTTTAAAGATAGACCCAACAGCACAAAATCCAACTACACCAGCAGGGGTTCAAAACTATTTTCCAGGAACAAATCCAGGAATAGCATCAGCAGTACCAATTATTGGCCCAACATCATCAGGAACTACTTCATTTCCTAGTTTAAATCCAGATGAATTAAACAAAATTTTTAAATTTGGATCTATAGATGAAAATTTAAAAGGAACAAATCTACAATATCCGAAAGATGCTTTATATAACAAAACACAAGATCACTTACAAATAGGACAATATCATTACCGACCACCAAAATCAGACCAATTATTTGGTAGAAATGATGCAGCAAAAAAAATATTAACATCTGGATTGCAAAAAACTTCCGCATTAGCAAAATTTTTAGGAATTGTTAAATTACCTATGCCAAATAGTGTAAGTGATTCTAATAATGTTTCTTGGGGTGATGATAATATGAATAATCTTTCTGCTGCTGCTACTGCAGAAGTTGTTGGTAATCTCGACGGGTACGCATTGGCGGCTGGCATAGGGGCTGCTGGAGGTTTATTTACTGGAAGTTCTCCATCCCAAACTGGAGGATTAGCAGTAAAAGGAGCATTATTATTGGCGTTAAAGGACGCCATAACCAATTCACAATCAGCAAATGCATTATTCAAAACTGGAGTTGGATCACAAGTTCTTTCAATGGCAGGATTTTCAGTGTCGCCAGAAAGTATTTTGGCAAGAGGATTTGGAGTTGTTCCAAATAGTAATCTTGAACTTCTCTTCAATTCACCAACATTAAGAGAATTTACATTCCAATATAGAATGAGTCCAAGAAGTAAAGAAGAAGCAACAGATATTAATAAAATTATAAGATTCTTTAAACAAGGAATGGCAGCAAAAAAACAAGACAAAAGATCAGGAAATCAAGAATACGGAACAGCAGGAGCAGCATCATATTTCTTGGGAACACCAAATGTATTTCAACTACAATACAAAACTTCTAATGGAAATCCAATCCAAGGTGTAAATAGAATTAAAACTTGTGCATTGGTTGGTTTTTCTATGAATTATACTGCTGATGGAACTTGGGCAGCATATGATGATGGACAACCAGTATCTGTAATTATGAATATGTCATTCAAAGAACTTGAACCAATTTATGATACTGATTATCAAAGTTCTATTTTTGATGGAAGAAAATTTGTAGATAATACTGACAATTCTGGTGATCTTTATCCAATCTCACCAAACGATGTAGGATACTAAAATGGCATATTTTAACGAATTTCCAAATATTTCTTATCTTTCTCGTTTGCCCAATGCAAGCACAAATGAAGATTATATTACAGTCAAAAATCTTTTCAAAAGAGCAAAAATAAGATCTGATGTCATTAATGCTATTACTGCCTTTGATTATTATCAAATTACCGATAATCAAAGACCAGAAGTAGTTGCTTCAAAACTTTATGGTGATCCAGAACTTGATTGGGTGATTTTAATCACGAATAACATTACAAACGTAAGAGATCAATGGCCATTGAACAATAATGACTTATATAATTATATGATTGATAAGTATGGATCTGATGCAGCATTGTCAGATGTTCATCATTATGAAACTACAGAAATCAAAGATCAATATGATCGTCTTGTAATTGGTTCTGGATTTGAAGTAGATGAAGATTTTACTGTTTCATATACAACTTTTGATAATGTAGCAATCACTGCAAATCCAGTAAAAGCAGTTACAAACTATGAGTATGAAGTCGGTATTAATGAAGATAAGAGACAAATTAGAGTATTAAAACCACAATTCCTATCAGTAGTAATTACAGATATGAGAAATATTATGAAATACGATCAATCTTCACAATATGTCAATCAACTAAACAAGAAAACTTATAACCCACAATTTACTGGAGTATAAAAACCTTTTTGGCAAAAAAATCCCCCCGATTTTTTTCGGGGGGTAAGTGTAATTAAAAAGTGATTTTGAAATCAGGACTCTGCCAACTTCTGGAAGTAGGACATCGCATCATCCTCGTCCTCATCATCATTAGAAGCAGAAGGACGAACTGAAACAGATTCCCGCACAGGACGCGAAACTTCAACTTCTTCCTCTTCATCAACTGTCTCTGGATCTTGGAACTTTGGAGTTCCTTTGAGACCAAGAACATAATCAAGACGCTTCTTCAGATCTTCATAAGATTTGAATTTAGAAGGATCCGTGAAATCACCAAGATTGTTCAGCGACTTATAGATTGATTCCAGGTCGTCATCGTCAGACATAAGAGGTTCTGGACTTGCGAACTCTGACTTGTCATAGTTCCAATAACCATCCTTCTTCACCAGTTTCAGTTTGAAGTTCGCACCTTTCCAGAAATCAAAAGGATTGATTGGTTCTTCATCATCAAATTCTGGTTGCATAGCAGCCATAACCTTATCAAAGATTTTCTTACCAAACTTATAAAGGAACACTCGTCCTTCATTGTCTGGATTTGCAGGATCTTTTACAACATAAATGTTGCTGTAATAAGACAGTTTACGCTTCTGTTTACGTGCTTCTTCCTTATCACGATCAGAACCAGAGTTCCACAGAACACGATTCTTCTCGCACACAGGACAGTTTTGACCAAGAGTAGTTAGGCACTCATCAATCAACCAACCACCAGTGCCTTGAAATGCGTGAGACCACACTTGTGCCCAAGGAAGTTCACATCCTTCTGGAGCAGGCAAGAATCGAATAACAGCAGAACCTGTATCACCCTTACCCATTACTGGTTTCCAAAAACGATCATCATCTTTAGAACCAGAATCGTTGAGTTTTTCAACTTGTTTGATGAGTTTCTCGGTCAAAGAACCCATACTTGATTGCTTTTTAAGATCTTGAAATGACATTTTAAGTATTTTTCGTATGAATTGTATTTGTTAAATTTTGTTTTATAACAACTTTATTATAGAAGAACTACAAAGGGATGTCAAGCCCTGGTCCAACCTTTATGCTGTTTTCTGCCCTGAAGTCCTTTTAATACACATCTCATAGCAGAAGAACAAAGGTTATTGTTATGACAAAATTCTTTAAGATTTTGTGTGATATGAATATTTCCAAAAGGATCTTTCATCTTCCAAGTAATTGGATTTTTAATATACTGATTGTTTTTGGATATTCTACCGTGTAAAGAACACAAAGAAATATTTTCAGATTGAGTTCCCCATTTCAAATTATTAAGATTATTATTTTTTGGATTATCGTCTAAATGAAGAACATTTGGATGATTATTTGGATTTTCTAAAAAAGATTTTGCGACTAAACGATGGATATATACAGAGACCCATTTTCCTTCATCACTTTTAATAGATACAAACTCATATCCACAATTATTTTCATAAGAATTCATATAATCTTTTTTTGATAAAGAAAATATTTTTCCAGTATCTTCAACAAGATAGTTAGAAAATCCTTCTATTTTATTAAACATAATAGTGTCTTTTGCTATATTTATTTAGCAAAAGACATTCGTATTCTCCGTATTAGTAGTATTTGAAGTATTCTTCGTATTAATTGTAGCAGGTATGAGGTCAGTCGTCAAGTGTTTCTTTAAGACCATCAATAGTTTTTTGCAGTATATCGTAAAAATCATTAATTGTTTGACCTTTTTTAAGACCAAGCATTTTAGCAGAATCAAGAACTTTCTCTTTCATTTCAATTGCTGTTGGATCATCAGATAGTGAAATTCTGAAGATAAACAATTTCTGTTTTTCCAAGAACTCGGTCATCATTTTAAGATGTGCTCTCCTTTCTTCGTTATTCAAAATAGGAAGACGAAGCATATCAACAAAAAGTTGTTGTTGAAGTTCATCAAGTTCGGACATTGATTCTCTAACCACTTCCGAATCAAAAAATCTACTCATAAAACAATCTCCTTAAGAACTTCCTTATACTTTGCTACGTCAATATTTATGAAAGGCATGTATTTTCGAATTCTTAAACTGACGGTTTCCCACACTGGGTCTGTTAGTTTCTTGTCAAACTGTTTCACATAACCCAATATCATATCAAGAATTACCATAGTCTCTAAACTAATTGCTCCTTGAAAATACTTTTTAAGAATTTCTGGATGTTGATTGTTTTTGATCTCAAATAATTCTACAAAACTATCTTTGTGTATAAAGACTTCTGCTTCTGTTTTGAATAAGTAAAAAAGACTTTGAGATTTCTTCAACCAATTGTTATAAATTTCTTCACCATTTTGAATGATTTCACCAATCCATAAAGATTGAGTATCATTACATTCAGCAAAGTTTGCTACAAAATATGCTTTGATTTCATCATCATTCTTCTGTCTGGAAGTTCGTTCAAAAAAATACCTATCCTTCCTCTTATGAAAAGAGTCCAGAGATGCTCTGGACTTTCCACAATACTTAAAGTAGTCGTAATTCTTTTTGGTAAAATGATTCTTAAAAGCTAGATAAGTTTTATATACATCAAAAGGTGTCACAGAGGCAATTTAGCACGAGTAGTTTTCTTCAAAAAATTCAATTCAGTTGCGTCATTTTTAAGTTTCTCTTTCAATGGTTTAGAAACTAATTTTGATATATTATCAATTTCAATACTATTCTCCTCACAATATGTGACGATTGCATCAATGTAATTGATTTTACATTCTTTCACAAGATTTTCTATGTCTTGAGCGAACTTTTGAGGACAGATAAATTTACTGTCCAATTCTTCCTTTATTTTATCATTCATATTGCTGAAGTTTATCTCTAACAAATTCTCTAATATATTCGGTGAGTAACTTGATGTACTTTCCTTTGTCGTATTCTTCATAAATTTCACATTCTCCGTTTTCACAAGCCATTATGATTACAAACTTCTTTACCATTATACCAGTCATCTCGTATAACATGCAAGCATAAGCAGCACACTGTACGAAATAATGCTCAATCCAATCTCTCGGTTTTGGTTTCTTTGAAGTCTTGAAGTCAATAACTGCTAATTCACCACTGTATTCTGCAATACAATCAACAGTTCCCGCAATACCTAAAACTTTGCTATACAAAGAATTTTCAAGTGCGTGGATATTATTTATCTTATTCAAATAAGGTTTCGCAATTCCAAATAACATTTGCGAAATTGGAAGAACTTCAGAATTAAACTCTTCATTCTTCAAATACATTTCAGCAAGTGTGTGCATATCAGTCCCACGACTGGTTGCTTGCTTTGTGATTTTATTTGCCTTTTCTTCTCCTACTTTCTTTCTCCAATCAGCAAAGAACTGACGGTTCTTATGACTGGTTACAGAAGTGATAGAGACAAGTTTAATTAACTCATCCTCATTAGGAACTTTATAATATCTTACCCCATCAATGGTCTCCCTATCTAATTGAGGGAGATCCAAATCTACATAGTTAAATCTTTCTATTTTCTTTTGTTTTGAACCATATAGTTCATTATATTTTTCAATTAAAGGATTTGTCATTACAATCCAAGTTCAAGTTTAGCAACAATGTATTCTTTGACAAGTCCAGAACGAACAATATCATCAATACCAAATTCAACAATATCAAAAGATGGCATTTTACGCAAAATACTCATAAAATCAACAATTCCATTTCTCTCATTTGCTTTTTGTAAATCCGATTGACTTGCATCTCCACAAAAAACAATTCTACTGTTTTCACCAACACGAGTAATAATAGAATCCAATTCGTGAAAATTAAGGTTTTGAAATTCATCTATGATAATAATTGAATTATCAAGAGTTGTTCCACGAATGAATGAAGTGCTCCAGAATTTAACAGTTTCTTGTGCTTTTAATCCAGCATAAAGCATTTCAAAGTCTGCATCACTTGGCATCTGGAACATATACTTTACCATATTCTTATAAGGAATTTGATAAAGTGATGATTTATCTTCGTGATCTCCAGGAAGAAATCCAATTTCACGAGTTGCTACAAGAGAACGAACAATATAAATTTGTTCGTAAGGAGTAATAGGATTTAAAACATCCTTTAAGGCATTATAAAGACTAATGAAAGTTTTTCCTGTTCCTGCAGCACCATAAGCAACTAAATGTTTTCCTTCACTATAAGATTCAAAAAGTTTCTTTTGATTATCAGTAAGGGGCTCAATATCTATTAGTAAATCGGCATTGATTGGTTTTTTTCTTTTTGATTGTTTTGCAGTCATACCAACCCCAATTGGTTGATCGCCATTTCTCTTTCTTTGTCTTGCCATTATGTTTTGTTAGATTTTTTTTACTGTTGAACCAGGAGCCTTGCTAGCTTTAAGAAGTACATCGTTCCATCCAGGATTACGGGTGATGAGTTTATCTTTCCATTCACCAATTTCACCTGGACTTGCGGATCCTTGTGACCAATCTCTGGACCACTGGGGATTGTCCTGATACCACTGCGTGATGTCGTGAACACTCATTTCAATCACTTTCGTCTCACCAGTTTCTTTATGAATAATCGGATAAATTGCCAAAATTAAATCTCCATTTTATATAAAATTATTTATTCCAGTGTAATAGAAGGTGCATCTTCACATTCTATACAATCAATACACTCATCTATGTCTGGATTCTTTTTTAAGAACTCTTGGAATTCTTGTTCACTAAAAAGAACTTTAAATATCTGACCAGTCAAATGGTCTTTTACACACCAGGTTTTCATAATTCCTCAAGGAGATAATCTAGCTTTATGTAGTCTCTTTTCTTCATAATAACTGAAGATTTCAGGAACCCATTCTGTAATAATTGGAACCATACCTTCACAGAGTGCTTGAATTTCAAGTTGAGCATCAAGTTTTGCCCTCAAATCCAAGAAATGAAGTGCTGCTCTTAATGAGAACGAAACCACAAAGTTCTGACGAATATTTTGAGGAAGATAATCACGAAGATGTTCTTCTGCCATACCACGAGTATTAAATGCCTCTGCATACCTCTCAGATGCCGACAGACAGAACTTTAACTGTCTTTCATAATCTTCCTGCGTCCATTCATACTTGTGCCCTTTACGGTCCAAATACAGACCAGGAGGACGCACATAATAAACTTTTTGTGGTTTTAGTTCACCCTTAGCAACTTTGAGTACACGACGACCAGTATAACGTTGAGACTGAACATCAAATGATACACCAACACGATGAGTTCGTGCCTGAACCATTACATTATGAACAAATCCAACGCAGTCCATAGTAATCGCAGGATGCTCCAATGGACCCCAGTGCCCACGTTCATTTGCAAGTAACTGCTCAATAACCCATTTACCACATTCCTTTTCTGCTGGGGGAAACTTAGTATGAATAGGGTCTTCTGAGTAGTCATTTTTACCTCCTTGCCATACAAGAGTTTGTGGAAGTTGTGTCTGCCGAAGCATCACAACTTTCATTTCCCCATCTAGTTCTAGAAGATCCTTTGCTTTAATAGGTCTCATTTCTTTCCAAATCCTTTTGATGTTTGTGCTTCAATCTGTGCAAGTTCTTCCTTTACAACTCGCAATTGTGCTTTCATTTCTTTAATTTTCTCACCAGAATATAGATGATCCTGTTTTGTGAGTTTCTCCAGCAACTTTACCAATTCTTTTACTCTTTTAGTCATCATTATCCTCAAATACTTCATCGTAATCAACAGTTCGTTGATTGCTTTTTAAACTTTGTTTATAAACGTCTGTATAGATTTCTGCTTTTAAAGAATCCAAAAGCAGTTCCATATTCCTTATAATCAATTTAACTTTTTCTCTATCCATACAGTAAAGTTATCTTCAGTTATTCTACACAAAAAAAGGGGAGAAGTCAATCCCACCCTTAATTATTTTCTTCTTTTTGTTTCTTTGGGAACATATCCATAAACTCTTGGATTTACTCTTCCATCAGTCCATTGAATTGATTGAAGAGAACCTTTCCCATATTCATCATAATAAGCGTCAAACACTTCCACCTTAGCACCTGCTTGTACTATATCATATTTTTCTTTATCTTTTACAAGATACGTCACAAGATAAGAATCAACAGGAAGACTTTTATCCTTTGATAATGATTTATCGCAGTCTTTATGTATAATATTCAATGCTTTCCTCCAGAGTTCAACCTCTATTTCCCCAAACAATGTCAGGATATGCTTCAGAAACAATTTCTTTATTAATTTTATATTTACTTTCAAGTTTTTTGTCTTTCACAAGACAAAGAATTTCTGCTTCAAGTGGATGCAAACCTTCTAGAAGATTTACAAAAATATTTTCTCTACGAATACCATTAAGAGTATCATTACCACCTTTGATAAAATTATAAAACTTAGTGTATTCTTTACGAATTGAAGAATACTTTTGATCAATTGCTCCTATTGATGAACCATTCATTTGTTTGATTGTATCTTCAATTCTTTCAGACATTGTTGATATTTTCATATCATTATTACCAAAAAATGGAACATCACCTTCTGGAAGTGCTGAAATTACACTTTCATCAAAATTCCAAATAAAAATTGCTTTTAATGAATTGTCTTCATATGTTTTAAGCACTTCCACTTTTTTTACCTTTGACCTTTGCTTTGAAGCAAGAGCAAGGATTTCAAATGCAAATGGATTTGTAGGAAGAATTTCCAGTTCAGTCTCTGTCTTCTTCGTCGTTGTCGTTGTCGTCGTCATAATTGTTTTCAAAGCGAACAGCCAAAATTTCGTCTGGTATAAGATTACCATTCTCATCAAACATTTCTGGATGAGTATAAATTTGTCTCAATTGACTTTCGTGCAAGTGAGACTTTGTTATCCAACCTATTACTCCACCTACAAGTAAAAATAAAAAGGTTACTAAACAAAAAATAGTTAATACTGCGGGTTCCATGTTTATTCTCCGAGAGATCTTTTTTTTATATAAACCGAAAACTCAAATTCAAAATGAATCTCTTTTTTAAATATAGAGATCATTTTACCAAATTTTAATAAAAAAGGATTTGGATTTTTGGGTTTTGATTTCTCCCCCAATATTAACTCTACACCTCTATTTATTGGTAAATCAAATGATTTTATTTTCCGTGAGGTATCTAACTGTGTCACTACAACCTCCTAACTTAATTTCATCCGCTATAACTTGAGGAAAAGTAGATCCTTCTCCAAATTCACTATAAAATTGTTCTCTCGTAAAATCAGATCCAAGAGAATAAACTTTAATTGGAAAACCTTTAGTTCCCGAAAGATGATTAAGTATTGAAACTACTTTATCACAATATGGACAACCTTGTTTTGAATAAACAGTAAAATTCATAATTTTTTAATAATAGTTAAAACTACTTATATAATTAAAAGAAATTATATTCCTCTTTTAATTATAGTCATAGTGGGTTTCTTTGATTTTAATGCATCTATCATAAAATCACAAGCTTTATCTGGATTAGTATGATCACCACAAGTAAATATATCTACTGCTGCGTATTCTTTTTCTGGCCAAGTATGAATGCTTATATGACTTTCTGACAATAAACATATTGCAGTAACTCCTTGAGGAGTAAATTCATACTTAAGTTCGTCCAATAGAGTTGCATTTGATTGAACAATTGCTTCTCGCAATGACATCATAATATAATTCACATCATTCAAAAGATAATTATCACAAGAACATAAGTCCAGTATGTAGTGCGATCCTAATATTTCTTGTGCTGTCATTTCAATTCATTTACGCTTGGTTATTTATTTCATTTTAATATGCAACATTTTTTCTTGGACGATAAGAATAAAGATCTGCTGGTGCTTCTGGTTTCATCCATTCTTCTATTTTATTAAATTTATCTTCACTATAAAAGTCTTGCTGAACATACCATAACTTCCAATGATCATGTCCCTTGGATTGATTGCAAGAATGGCAACAAGAAATTACATTTATCTTTACATCAAGTCCACCTTTACATTGTGGAATGATGTGGTCCAATGTGATATTTTCTTCTGACTCACAATAGGCACACTTGTGTTCCCATTGGTCTTTTATACTTTGTCTCCACATCCTCTTTGCATCTGCTTTATTCGTCGTTTCAAGATTGAACAGATAGTCCTTAAACGAATGTGGAGGGACCATGAGTATTTGCAACTTATGATTATTTATTCTTGATTAAGACTTTCCTGATCATTTTTCTTCTTACAAGTATCTCGTGCCCAGGAACGACTTACACTATTTACATGAGAACAAGACTTGCCAGATTTTCCACAGTATGGGCATTTGGCATCTGGGGGGTCTTTTAAATATCCTTCAGGTGTATACATTTTTCTATTCTTAATATTCTCTGTTTGTTTGTGCTTTCGGTGATTCATTCTTCCTTATTTTTCCCATAATTAAATCCCCAATAAATGATATACAAATCAAAGAAAACATTAAACCAATTGATATTTTGCATCATACCCTAAAAGGTTTTTGTTGACCTTCTGGAAGTTTGATTTGAGGCAGTTGATTGATTTTCTCAACCATCCACTCATCTTGATGGTCTTGATAAGGTTTGGTATTGATAGCAATTTCATTCGTAGGAAGTGCCTTTGGCATTACTATATCAATTACCTGACCCATCAGAAACTTATTTCTTAAGATTGACCGATTAGCAGGGTTAAAGGCAACCATTGCCAGTGCATCTGATTCCTCACCACAATCTAGGATTTTTCTACCAGTCCTAGTCTCAATGACAGAAAAGTAATCTTCGGTATTATACTTGTTCATTTTTTAAAGTCTTTTGATTATTATACACCTTTTTCATCGGTCTGTAAAAGTTGGGCCAAGTATCGTGAAGTATCTCTGCGAGTTTATATGGAATGTGTGAAGATATCATCAACTAAACCCCTTCCTTGATTTGATAAATGTAATGGTCAGAAGTTTCAAAGGTTCTTGTATTTTCTACGGAATATAAATTCGTATCAATCTCATATCCTGGATTTGACTGGATACGATTGAATGTCCAGGCACTATCATACCATATAATTCTATTATTTGGGTATGCATAATAATTGCCAGTCTCCACCTTGAACAAATGAGCACACTTATGTTCCGGGGTTTCTGAATAATTAAAGTCTGTCATTCCCTTATTCTCAAATCCCCAATCAAGAGTGAACATATACTCACCTTGTACTTTAGTATTATCTGGACGAATAAGTTCTGCTTTCAGTCCAGCAAGACGATTTCTTCTTTGAACATCCACATAAGAAGAGAAACAATCCCAATACATAATTTGATTAAGAGGTTCTATTTCTGCATCAGGTTTCCAACAAAGTGAATGTAAAGGTCTGCGTGTCCAGTTTACACCATTCTCCAGAAAACATTCAAATAATGGAACTCGTTTCTCCATACTTGCGACAGAGTGAACATCACATTTTGTAACTTCTCCTTGTCCTTTTTTGTGATTATATAGAAATTCGTTGCGAATGTAACAACTCCAATCAGGTAGATTATGATTTAGATAAGACAATTTATATACTCCTTGAGGTTTTATAGTAGGGACATTAGAAAGAGAACCACTCCAAATGTTATGAAGTGTGCTAGTTTATAAGATGTTTTCAAACTTATCATTTATATTTTTCAAGTGCGTAAATACCATTTTTCTCCACAATCGCAGAGCAAGTATCACACCAATCCCCACAACACATATACAATAGTTTTTTAAAGTATCTAATGTTTCCGTGATGAATATGCCCACAAATTACACCAGAATACTTCACATCTCTTTGTATACAATAGGATGCAATATCAGTCTCATATTGATTAATATAATTCTTTCCTCTTACAGTATTCTTGAGGAAATATACTAAAGAAAATCTAAAGAATCTTTCCAGAAATAAACTTAATGGTGTAATCAATTCATAACCTTTATTGAAGATGAGTTGCTTCCAAGACCCAGAAGAATACTCCGAATACTTATCTCCGTGAATACAAAGAAACTTATTTCCCTTTGAGTCCTTATGAACATACTCATCAACCATCTTAAAGTTCTTGTGTTCAAAATCAATATAACGACGAATCATTCCTTCGTGATTACCAAGAATATAAACAATCTCGGTTCCTTTCTTTGCGAGATTGAGTATTTGATGAACACATTCGGTATGCTCTTTGGTCCAACGAGTATTATATCTTTCCATACAATGAATATCAATAACATCACCAACTAAAACTAATTTCTTAGTCTTAAGTTCTTTTAGAAATTTTAGAAACTTTTCAGTATTACATCTTGGAGTTCCTAGGTGAATATCACTGATAAAAGTTGCGTCGTACATAAAAAGTTGTGGTTTATCTTATATATTATAGCAGAGACATCAGAAAGAGGAACACTCCAAAGAGTTGGAAGAGGAGGAGGATGAGGAGCATAAAAAAAGGAGTTCTTGTGGAACTCCTCTATTTATTTTAGAGTGCGTTACCACGAGGTAAAACTTCCTCTGGAAAAATAAAGTTCTCATGTGGTTGGTCTGCTGGTGCCATCCAAGCACGAAGACCTTCATTCAAGAGAATGTTTTTCGTGTAGAAAGTTTCAAACTCGGGGTCTTCAGCAGCACGAATCTCCTGACTTACAAAATCATAAGCACGAAGATTGAAAGCAAGCCCAATAATACCGATGCTGCTAGTCCAAAGTCCCATAACTGGAACAAAAAGCATAAAGAAATGCAACCAACGCTTATTAGAAAAAGCAATACCGAATATTTGACTCCAAAATCTGTTAGCCGTGACCATCGAATAGGTCTCTTCCTCTTGAGTCGGTTCAAATGCTTTAAAGGTGTTTGATTGATCACTGTCTTCAAATAGCGTGTTTTCTACAGTTGCTCCGTGAATGGCACAGAGCAGTGCTCCTCCTAGTATACCAGCAACTCCCATCATATGGAAGGGGTTGAGGGTCCAGTTGTGGAAACCCTGTAGGAACAATAGGAACCTGAAGATTGCTGCTACACCAAATGAAGGTGCAAAGAACCAACTGGATTGTCCCAGAGGATACATCAGGAACACAGAAACGAATACCGCAATTGGACCAGAGAATGCGATTGCATTGTATGGTCTAATCCCTACTAAACGAGCAATCTCAAACTGACGAAGCATAAATCCAATCAGAGCAAAGGCACCGTGGAGAGCAACAAAGGGCCAAAGTCCTCCAAGTTGGAACCACCTGACGATATCCCCCTGAGCCTCAGGACCCCAGAGAAGCATAAGAGAATGACCCATAGAATCTGCTGGAGTAGAAACTGCCGCAGTAAGAAAGTTTGCACCCTCAAGATAGGAACTTGCCAACCCGTGAGTATACCAACTCGTAACGAAAGTTGTCCCAGTAAGCCAACCACCAATAGCAAGGTAAGCAGTGGGAAAAAGAAGTAGTCCAGACCATCCAACAAAAACGAAACGATCTCTTTTAAGCCAGTCGTCCAAGACATCAAACCATCCTCTCTGTGAAATTGGTTGTGAAAGTGTAGAAGAAGTCATAACCTCATATGTATTTCTCATATTTATCTTAACATTTGTTAATAAAGAAGTCAATAGAGATTTCTACTCACTGATAGATTTTGAGTTGCGTATTCTATAATTTCTTCTATTGGTAGTTCTTTTGTGAAATGTTCTGACCCACCTATTATACCACCAATTTTATTTTGATGATGTTTATATGTGGCTAAGATATATCGTTCACAATCAAATACTTCCTTGTGAGATGCTTTCCACTCACCAAGTTCCTTTACAGTTTCTGTGAACCTATATTTTATTCCGTGAAACGACCTACCGATTTTATAAGTTCCATATATTGTTTCTATAAAGTAAAGATAATCTTCCCTGTCTGCCCACTCCTCCTTAAATCCAAAAAATCCATAACTTTTTGATACACCAACAGTTCCAGCATTCCAAGTTGGTTTTCCAAATGCAGGATTATTTTTCCCAACTTTTGATTTCCTTTTACAGCAAAATGCTTCACCACCCTTCTCATAGGTGAAGATAAAGTTTCTTATGCTCATATTTCTTTGCCCAGTACAAGGGCAACTAACGATAACATCAGTTGACCTACGCACAAGTTTTTCGGGGAGATGGATTAATTCCAATCCTCTCCTTTCACATTCAGTTGTTACTAGGTTATGTAAATCCATAAAGTTGCTCATAACTTTCCATAACTATTTATACATTATAACATAAAAAAAGACTCCCCGAAGGAAGTCTTTAAAGTTATTAACCGATTGCGGGAGCAGTAAGAGCAACAGGAGTTGCTTCTGCGGTAGCAAGGTCAAGAGGGAAATTGTGCAATTGTGTTATCGTAGTGGTTCTTTATCCTCTACTTCTTACTGTCACCAGTAAGTTCAGACTATCTCTTCATCCTTAAAGTTTATTAAGGAGTCGGGCATTCGTGGGTGGATTATTGTTGGGACTCACCACCTAGTCGTTAGACCTTTCAGAAAACTTAAACCCTTTCTGACTTGGTACGGGATTGTCTCATAGAGAGTTTCCCCGTTTAACCCGATTTTACTAATGCCTATTACTAGGCAAGAACACCAACAAATCTAGCGTTCCTCTCGTGCATCACTTCGAGCCCAAGACCTGCTCTGTTAAGAACATCTGCCCAAGTAGGAAGTACTCTATTCTGACTATCAACGATAGACTGATTAAAGTTGAAACCATTCAAGTTAAAGGCCATGGTGCTAACACCAAGAGCAGTGAACCAGATGCCTACAACGGGCCAAGCAGCCAGGAAGAAGTGCAGTGAACGTGAGTTATTAAAGGACGCATATTGGAAAATAAGACGACCAAAATAACCATGAGCAGCAACGATGTTGTATGTCTCTTCTTCTTGTCCGAACTTATAACCATAATTCTGCGATTCAGTTTCAGTGGTTTCACGAACCAGTGAAGATGTAACCAAAGAACCGTGCATCGCAGAGAACAGTGAACCACCGAAGACACCAGCAACTCCAAGCATGTGGAAGGGGTGCATCAGAATGTTGTGTTCTGCTTGGAATACAAGCATATAGTTAAAAGTACCGGAAATGCCCAAAGGCATAGCATCAGAGAAAGAACCTTGACCGAAAGGATACACAAGGAATACGGCACTCGCAGCAGCAACAGGTGCTGAGTAAGCAACGCAAATCCAAGGACGCATACCTAGACGGTAAGAAAGTTCCCATTCACGACCCATATAAGCATAAATGCCAATGAGGAAGTGAAATACAACAAGTTGGAAAGGTCCACCATTATAGAGCCATTCATCAAGACTTGCTGCTTCCCAGATAGGATAGAAGTGAAGACCAATAGCATTAGAAGAAGGAACAACGGCACCAGAGATGATGTTGTTTCCGTACATTAGAGAACCTGCTACTGGTTCCCGAATTCCGTCAATGTCCACTGGGGGAGCACCAACGAAAGCGATAATAAAGCAAGTAGTTGCAACCAATAAAGTTGGAATACATAATACACCAAACCAACCAACATATAAACGATTGTCAGTTGAGGTTACCCATTGGCAGAATTGTTGCCAGTAGTTTGTTTGTTTTTGTAAGGCAATTGTAGCAGTCATTTGAATTAAAGGGGTAGTAAATATGAGTTCGGGGGAACGAACTGGTGACATTATTCCTACACCACCCTCCAGTGTAGGTAAAAAGACGTATTTGAATTCCCATAGGTCTTGGTTATCGGGAATGTAAGAAATCGTAAAGTTTTATCTTGATTTCCTAACTTATTTAGTATAACAGAATCTTAATCAAGAGTCAATCAGCATAAATACTCATCTTTATTTTTTTCTAGACCACTTGTGAGACTGACAATGTTTCTTCATACTTTCACTTCTTTTATCTAAACTTTCTTGAGAAAAAACTTGTTGTGCTCTTTTTTCCTTTATTTTCTGTTTTGCTTCTTCAGTATGAGATTTACCTTCACATCCCTTTTTTGGTCCAGATTTTAGATGTAGTACATAACCAAACTTTGAACATTCCCTGACTGCCCTTTTTACTTGATGTTCTTTTAGTCCAAGTAAATCGGCAACTTCTTTTCTTGATAGTCCTGATTGACGATATTTAAGAATAGAAAGTTCTTGTTGTGTGGGTTCAGTTTTCTTTGGTGGTTTTCCTCTTTTTTCAGTTGAGTTTCCTTTACTCTTCTTTGCCCAGTTGATTGCTTGTTTATCGTGAATGAGTTTATGAGTTGCTGGATGATAAACATAAAGGTGCTCTGGAATATTTCTACCACCTTCACATCTTGGTGGATTATGATGAACATCAATATCCTTCATCTGCTCATCAGTAAGTCCATAGTGCTCTTGGGCAACCTTACGGTAGTTATACTTATCAGTAGAAAGAACAATAGCAGAGCACATAAAAAACTCCTAACCTACTATTATTTAGGTAGGTTTGGAGTTGTAATGAAGTTTATGTTAGTATTTCTTAACATCTATTTATTGCAACACTTAATACAGATAGATTATGTTGCAGTTAATGCAGTTACTAATCCAATATATCCAGCACCAATTGCAGTGCTATACTTTGCATTTTTTCCAAAAGCAACTACTGTATTGGAATGAAGAACAGTAACTCCAGAGACGCCAGCAATTGCTCTGTTGCTGGCAGGAGATAAAGGTATATCAAAGTAATTATTGATTGTTACAAGAGTACCAGCAGTCATTGATACTCCATGTCCTACAGTATTTGTTAGAGATGTGCTAGTAACTATGGCAGTTCCACCATCAACTTTTACACATG